AGTAAACCCATTAATTGATAAAGATTGGAAAGGTAAAGTAGACAAATATTTTGATTATATTTGTGAAAAAAGAGATGGATATAAGAATTGGTATATAGCAGGACCAAAAAAGAGACCAATTAAGAAGTAAAAAGCGTGACAATTGCGTAATAATAGAAAAGTAAAATACACTAAAATTTAATATAAAATTATGACAAAAAATAATAAAAATTCAAATCTTACTAAAGAAGAACTAGATAAAATTCAAAATTTAGTAAAAAGTATAAATCAAATGCAAATGCAAATAGGAAACTTTGAAGTACAAAAAACTGTAGCAATACAGCGTTTACAAGCTTCACAAAGAGAAGTACAAGCATTTCAAGCTGAAGTAAATGAAAAATATGGTAATGTTAACATTAATGTACAAGATGGAACGTTATCACCAATACCTAAGGAAGATGAGCAAGTTGATAAGAAAAATTAGTATTGGTAAAGATTATAAAAACGAAGCTATGCATTACGCTGTTGGCCAAGAGGTTTACGGTGGACATGTGATTTGTGATATTATGGAATCACAAGATAAGTATAGCGTGTTTATACGAAAGCAAGATGATGTATTACCATGGAAAGATTTTAATAAAAACATGGCTATATCAGTTGAATACAACTTAGAGTATTAATGAAAAGTCTTTATAATTTTATTATTAAACCTCATGGTGAGCGTTATAATAATAAAAAAAAGATTGGAGACAAAGAATTAATACTAAATGCTGAAATTTCTCATCATGAGTATGTTAACAGAGAAGCAGTTGTAATAGAAACGCCGATAGTTAATAAAACTAACATTAAAAAAGGTGATATTATAATTGTACATCATAATATATTTAGAAGATGGTATAATATGCATGGTGTTGAAAAGAACAGCAAAAGTTATATAAGCAAAGATAAATATGCTGTTATGGAAGATCAAGTCTTTGCATATAAAAGAAACAACAAGTGGAATTCATTAAAAGAATACTGTTTTGTAAAGCCGATTAAATCCTATGATAAGTTTAATATAGACAAAGAACAACCATTAATGGGTGTTGTTAAATATATTAACGATAATGATAGTGGTATTAAACATAATGATTTAATTGGTTTTACTCCATACAGTGAATATGAATTCATTATTGATAACGAGAGATTATACAGAGTATTAACTAATTCAATTACAATTAAATATGAATATCAAGGAAAAGAAGAAGAATATAATCCAAGCTGGTTATAGAGCAGTTGAAGAACTAGTAAAAGTTGCTAAAGAACCTATTGTTGATAGTGATGATGATATATCTGCAGATAGATTAAAAAATGCTGCAGCAACAAAAAAATTAGCTATATTTGATGCTTTTGAGATATTAACTAGAATACAAGAAGAAGAAGCAATACTAGATGATAAGCCTCTACAAAAAAAAGAAGCCTCATTTAAAGGTTTTGCTGAAAGTAGATCAAAATAATGTATAAACAAACGTTATATAAAATTGTTGAGCCAATAAGAATCAATACATTAAAAAGGCTTAATAAAAGTAAGAAATGGAAATACGGTTATAACAAAGAACATGATCTTATTGTTATAAGTAAAACAGGTGTAATTGGTGATATATATCAAATTCAGGGTTTGAATATAGCATTACCAAAGGCACCAAAAAACGTATATAGTAGATCTAAAGATAAAGAAGAACAACATTGGGAGCAAATTGAGTATCCAAAAGCATTAAAAAATGTAAAAACCATTTTTGATTGGAAAGGTTATCCCAACGAACATAAAGATAAATGGTTTGATTACATAGATGAAGAATTCAATCGTAGGGAAAATGGTTTTTGGTTTAATAATAATGGTAAGCCTACTTACATTACCGGTACTCACTATATGTATCTTCAGTGGTCAAAAATTGATGTGGGTGCTCCTCAGTTTAGAGAATCTAACAGATTATTCTATATATTTTGGGAAGCTTGTAAAGCAGATACAAGGTGTTATGGAATATGTTACCTTAAAAATAGACGATCTGGTTTCTCGTTTATGGCAAGTTCGGAAACAGTTAATTCTGCTACTATCTCGAGTGACTCAAGATTTGGTATATTATCGAAAACTGGTTGGGATGCTAAAAAGATGTTTACAGATAAGGTGGTACCAATATCAGTTAATTATCCGTTTTTCTTTAAACCGATACAAGATGGTATGGACCGACCGAAGAGTGAACTTGCGTATAGGGTCCCGGCTCAAAAGTTTACTCGTAAAAAACTTCAGACGAATGAACAGGTTGAAGAGATTGTAGGTTTAGATACAACTATTGACTGGAAAAACACTGGTGATAATAGTTATGATGGAGAAAAACTTAATCTACTAGTACATGATGAGAGTGGTAAGTGGGAGAGACCTGATAATATATTAAATAACTGGAGAGTAACAAAAACATGTTTAAGATTAGGTAGTAGGATCATTGGAAAGTGTATGATGGGTTCAACATCAAATGCTTTAGATAAAGGTGGTGATAATTTTAAAAGGTTGTATAGAGATTCTGATATAGAAAAAAGAAATAAAAATGGACAAACTAAATCTGGCTTATATAGTTTGTTTATACCAATGGAGTGGAATTACGAGGGTTTTATGGATAAATATGGTATGCCAGTGTTTAATACACCAAAAGATCCAGCATACGATCCGCATGGTGATTTAATAGATGTTGGCGTAATTGAGCATTGGGATAATGAAGCTGAAGGTTTAAAAAATGATCAAGATGCTTTAAATGAATTTTATAGACAATTTCCAAGAACTGAAGAACATGCTTTTAGAGATGAAGCTAATAACAGTATATTTAACTTAGTTAAAATATATGAACAAATTGATTTTAACGAAGAAGGTAGTTTAGGACAAGTTTCAGTTGGAAATTTTCAATGGGTAAATGGAGTACAAGATACAAATGTAATATTTTACCCAGATCCAAAGGGAAGATTTAAAATATCATGGACACCAAGTATAGAACAACAAAATCACGTTGTAATTAAAAATGGTATAAAATATCCAGGTAATGAGCACATGGGTGCTTTTGGTTGTGATAGTTATGATATATCAGGAACTGTTGATGGTCAAGGATCAAAAGGTTCTTTGCATGGTTTAACAAAATTTAGCATGGAGGATTGCCCTCCAAGCCAATTTTTTTTAGAATATATAGCGCGACCACAAACCGCGGAGATATTTTTTGAAGATGTTTTGATGGCATTAGTATTTTACGGTATGCCAATGCTTGCAGAGAATAATAAACCAAGGTTATTATATTATCTTAGAAGAAGAGGTTATAGAGGTTTTAGTATGAACAGACCTGATAAAGTTTGGAATAAATTATCTGTTACTGAAAAAGAAATAGGTGGAATACCAAACTCAAGCGAAGATATTAAGCAAGCTCACGCGGCTGCTATTGAAATGTATATACAAAGTCATGTTGGTATAAAAGAAGATGGATCGCATGGTGATATGTATTTTAATACAACATTAAATGATTGGTCTAGATTTGATATAAATAAAAGAACAAAATTTGATGCTACAATTAGCTCTGGTTTAGCAATAATGGCGTGTAATAAGCATTTATATAAACCAAATGCTGATATAAAAAGAGAAAAAGTAAATTTAACATTCACCAAATATAATAATTACGGTGGAAGATCACGAATAATAAAATAAATATGGCGGAACAAGTATTAAAAGGTAACTTTCCAAGTCAGGTAGCTAGTGATATAACTAAGGCTAGTAATGAATATGGTCTAGAGGTAGCCCAAGCTATTGAAGCCGAATGGTTTGGTAGAGATGGTTCCATGAATAGATTTAATGTAAATCAAGCAGAGTTTCACAGGTTAAGATTATATGCTAGAGGAGAACAGGGTATACAAAAGTATAAAGATGAACTTTCAATAAACGGTGATTTATCATTTTTAAATCTTGACTGGAAGCCAGTACCTATTATACCTAAATTTGTTGATATAGTTGTCAATGGTATAGCAGATAGGGCATACGATATAAAAGCACACTCACAGGATCCATACGGTGTTAGTAAAAGAACAGAGTATATGGAATCTATTATGAGAGACATGTTAACTCAAGATTTAAATCAGTTTGCTGATCAAACTTTTGGTGTTAGTTTGTGGGAAAGTGATCCAGAAAAACTACCACAAGATGAAGATGAATTAGCAGTTCATATGCAGTTAACATACAAGCAGGCTGTTGAAATAGCTGAAGAGCAAGCTTTAAATGTTATACTAAAAAGCAATAGGTATGATGAAATAAAGAAAAGAGTTTATAATGATTTAACTGTCATTGGTATTGGTGCTGTTAAAAATTCATTTTCAAAAGCGCAAGGTGTTACTATTGATTATGTTGATCCTTCAAATATGGTTTGGTCATTTACTGATTCACCTTACTTTGATGACATTTATTATTGTGGTGAAGTAAAAACTATACCTATTAATGAACTTAAAAAACAATTTCCTGAATTAACAGATGAAGATTTAATAGATATTCAAAAGCAAGGTATTCACGAAACATATAGACATAGAAGCAATGTTTATGATAAAACATATTTAGATAAAAACTCAGTACAAGTACTTTATTTTAATTATAAAACATATGCTAACGAGGTTTACAAGATAAAAGAAACACCAATGGGTGGATCAAAAGTATTAATAAAAGACGATTCATTTAATCCACCATTAGAAGTACACGATGAAAGATTTGGAAAACTATCAAGATCAGTTGAGGTGTTATATGAGGGTGCTTTAATAGTTGGTACAAAAAGATTAATTAAGTGGGAGATGGCAAAAAATATGATGCGCCCTAAAAGTGATTCATCTAAAGTAAAGATGAATTATGCTATGTGTGCACCAAGAATGTATAAAGGTAGAATCGAATCTTTAGTTAGTAGAATAACTGGTTTTGCTGATATGATTCAGTTAACACATTTAAAACTACAGCAAGTATTATCAAGAATGGTACCAGACGGTGTTTATTTAGATGCTGATGGTTTAGCAGAAGTTGATTTAGGTAATGGAACAAATTACAATCCACAAGAAGCACTAAACATGTTCTTTCAAACTGGTAGTGTTATTGGTAGATCACTTACGAGTGAGGGTGAAGGTAATCCAGGTAAAATACCTATACAAGAAATACAAAGTGGATCTGGTGGTCAAAAAATGCAAGCATTAATACAAGCATATAACTATTATTTACAGATGATAAGAGATGTGACTGGATTAAATGAAGCTAGAGATGCTAGTACACCTAGTGAATACTCATTAGTTGGTGTTCAAAAGTTAGCAGCAGCAAACTCAAATGTTGCAACAAGACACATATTAAATGGTGGTTTATTAATAACATCAGAATTATGTGAGTGTTTATCTTTACGTGTTGCTGATATATTAGAATACTCACCAACAAGAGATGCTTTTATTCAACAGATCGGTGTTCATAATGTTGGTACATTAGAAGATATGTCTAATTTACACTTGCATGATTTTGGTATATTTATTGATTTAGAGCCAGATGAAGAAGAAAAACAAATGCTTGAAAATAATATTCAAATGGCAATACAAAAAAATAGTATTGATTTAGAGGATGCTATTGATATTAGACAAGTTAAAAATGTTAAATTAGCTAATCAACTTTTAAAAATCAGAAGAAAAACAAAAGTTAATAGAGACCAGGAATTTAATCAACAGAATATTCAAGCTCAGGCTGATGCTAACACACAAACAACTAGAGCTGCTGCTGATGCTGAAGTAAGTAAGCAAGAGAGTATTAATAATTCTAAGATAGCTTTAGAAGAAGCTAAGTCTAAACTTGAAAGAGAAGAAATGCAGAAAGAAGCGTTGCTTAAAAAAGAATTAATGAATCATGAGTTTAAACTTAACATGCAGATAAAAGAAAAAGAACTTGAAATGCTAAAGGCTCAAGATAAAATTAAGGAAGATCGTAAAGATGAAAGACAAGCTCAGAGTGCTAGTCAACAATCTGAATTAATAGATCAAAAAAATAATCAAACACCTCCTACTAAATTTGAATCATCTAATAATGATGTTATGGGTAGTGGTATGGGATTATAAATGTTTAACAAATAAATAAATAAAAAAATGGCAATAGTAAGAAACGATTGGACTGGTAGCATTATGGGATCAGTATGTACAGATGGTGGAGACGCTATAAAGCCACCTACGGGTCACGTATTTATTGGATTTACTGTGTTAGCCGCAGCAACATTTGATGCAGCTGGTGGTTTAGTTGCAGAAAATGAAAATACTTATGCTAATACAGATCATGCAGCTGGTGATTTAGGTGATGGTTCTGAAACAATATTAGAAGGATCTGGTGGTGTGGAAATAGATGCTAGTAATAGTTTTCCTGCTGGTGTAACTATTTATGGTAGATATACCGAAATAGATGTAGCAGGTGGAACAATTATAGCATACATAGGAAAATAAAAAAATTGTACGATAGTACAAATTATGTTTAATTATTATATAATATTATATTATGGCAAGAAAAAAGAAAGAAGAAGTAGTTGAACAAACTACTGACAAGGCTGTTGAAACAAAAATGGCTACAGATGATGGTAAATTAAAAGTAAAGAAAAAACCATCTATGAAAAGTATAAAGGCTACAGATGATGAACCAGTAAAGGTTGATCTTAATAAGCCAGTAGAAGCAGATGAAAAATCTGTTGAAGAACCTAAAGAAGAACCTAAAGATGAGGTTAAAGAAGAGGTTAAAGAAGAAGAAAATACAGAAACACCTGTTCTTGAGGAAATTACAGATGAAAATCTTGAAGAAGAACAAGAACAAGAAGTTGAAGAGGTTAGAGAAGAGGTTAAAGAGGCAATTGAAACTTCTAAGGAAACTGGTGTTGATCTTCCAGAAAATATTCAAAAAGTTGTAGACTTTATGAGTGAAACTGGAGGAGATCTTAATGACTACGTAAAGTTAAATCAAGATTATGATAAGCTTGATGATTCAACTTTATTAAGAGAGTATTATAATCAAACAAAACCACACTTAACAGGTGATGAGGTTAGTTTTCTTATAAAGGATAGATTTGATTATGATGAAGAGGTTGATGAACCAGTGGATGTTAAGAGAAAGAAATTAGCGTTTAAAGAGCAAGTTGCCGACGCTAAAACCCACTTAGACGGGTTAAGGTCTAAATACTATGCGGAAATCAAAGCAGGTTCAAGATTAAATCCTGAGCAAAAAAAGGCAGTTGATTTTTTTAATAGATACAATGAAGAACAAGGACAAGCAGAAGAACAACGTTCAACTTTTAACCAGAAAACAAGTACGCTTTTCAACAACAAATTCAAAGGTTTTGAATATAACGTTGGGGATAAAAGATTTAGAGTGAATGTTAAAGATGTAGGTGATGTTAAAGAACAACAAAGCGATCTTAATAATTTTGTTAGTAAATTTTTAAACAAACGAAATATGTTAGAAGATGCAGCTGGTTATCACAAAGCATTATATACAGCACAAAATTCTGATGCAATTGCCAAGCATTTTTACGAACAAGGTAAAGCTGATGGTATTAGAGATAGCGTTGCTAATTCTAAAAACATTGACATGACACCTAGAACAGAACACGGGGAGGTAACGACCGGTGGAATGAAAGTAAGAGTGATTGATAATACTAATAGTTCTAGTAAACTTCGATTTAAAATTAGAAAATAACTTTAAACAATTTAAAATTAAAAACAAATGGCAGCAATAACTCCAAGCGCTGGGTCGAATTTAAATTCAACCCCTGCGCCAACTAAACAAACGCTTCAGAGCAACTATGTAGATTTTACATCTTCTGCTACTGAAGGATGGGCTCAACAATATCTACCTGATATTATAGAGAAAGAAGCTGAGGTTTTTGGAAACAGAACTATCTCAGGCTTTCTTAATCAAGTAGGTGCTGAAGAGTCTATGGCTTCTGATAGAGTAATCTGGTCAGAGCAAGGTAGATTACATCTATCATACACTGGTGCGGCAGTAGTCGACGCTGGTACAATTACAATCGCAGGTGGCGGTACTCACGCTGTACGTGTTGGTCAAACAATCGTATTAAGTGATAACCAAGCATCTCCGACAATTATAAAATGCTGGGTTAAAACAGTAGCAGCTGATAACACTACATTACTTGTAATTCCTTACTCAGGAGGTGCAACTGTAGGTGCGGTTAGTGGCTTTAACACTGCAACAGATAGCGGCTCAAACACATGTGACTTCTTCGTTTATGGATCTGAATTCAAAAAAGGAGATAGTGGTATGACTAACGCCGTTACACCTCAACACAAAACGTTTGTGAACAAACCAATTATCATCAAAGATAAATTTGAAGTTAGTGGTTCGGACACATCATCTATTGGTTGGGTTGAAATTTCAGGTGAAGAAGGTCAAAATGGTTACCTATGGTATTTAAAAGCTGAAGGTGATACTAGAGCTAGATTCTCTGATTATTTAGAAATGTCATGCGTAGAAGGTGAATTAGCAAAATCAGGCGGTGGTGTAGATACTGAACTAGGAACAGCTGGTTCTGACGACACTGCAGGTACTGAAGGTTTATTCGCAGCTATCAATGATAGAGGTCACGTTACTTCTGGTATCGCTGGTACTAGTGCAGCAGATGACTTAGGATCTTTTGATGAGATTCTTAAGAAATTTGACGCGCAAGGTGCTATCGAAGAAAACATGTTATATGTTAACAGAGGCGTTTCTTTAGCTATCGATGATATGTTAGCATCGCAAAATTCTTATGGTTCAGGTGGTACTTCTTGGGGAGTATTTAATAACGATGAGGATATGGCATTAAATCTAGGATTTTCTGGTTTCAGAAGAGGTTCTTATGACTTCTACAAAACTGACTGGAAATATTTGAATGACGCTACTCTTAGAGGTATGGCAAACATATCTGATGTAAGAGGTGTTATCATTCCAGCTGGTGTATCAACTGTTTATGATCAGTCTTTAGGTAAAAACTTAAAAAGACCTTTCTTACACGTAAGATACAGAGCTTCTCAAACTGATGATAGAAAAATGAAATCATGGATCACTGGTTCGGTTGGTGGAAACATCACTTCTGACCTTGATGCAATGGAGGTACATTACCTATCAGAGAGATGTTTAGTAGTACAAGGAGCTAATAACTTCATGTTACTTAACTAATACATTATTTTTAAAGAGTTAGGTGCTTCGGCACCTAGCCCTTTATTTTTTTAACTATTTAATTATATTATATTATGGCAAAGAAAAAGCAAGGAAAAGTAGAAACCGGAATGACTGGCGCTGATTCAGCGAAGCAAAGAGGTTTCAAAATGGAAAAACTATCGCCTTCTAAAGAACAAAGGGTTGCTGTTTTAGGTACCCAAGACGCTGTTAGTACAGCTGACGATTGGCAGGTAAAAGATAGAGTATATTATTTAAGAGAGGGATTATCCCCATTAACTTACACAATAAAAAGTAGAGGAATTTACTGGTTTGATGAAGATATGGGATATGAGCGAGAAATAAAATACACAACAAATCAAAAAACAGTTTTTGTTGATGAATTTAAAGGTGATTCAAGATTGGGTCATATTGTTTTTGAAGATGGAGTTTTAAACGTTCCAAAAGAAAAACAAACATTACAAAAACTATTATCATTATATCATCCAGAAAAAGGTAGAATCTACAGTGAATTTGATGCTACTGAAGAAGCAAAAGATGATTTACTTGATATAGAAATGGAAATAGAAGCTTTAAATATAGCTAAAAATCTAGAAATAGATCAAGCTGAAGCAATACTTAGAGTTGACCAAGGTAATAAAGTAAGTGATATGACATCTAAAGAAATAAAAAGAGATGTTTTACTTTACGCTAGAAAAGCACCTAGGTTATTTATGGATTTAGTTCAAGATGAAAATGTTGAATTAAGAAATGTTGGTATTAAAGCTGTTGAAGCTGGTATATTAACATTATCTCCAGATAACAGAGCATTTAACTGGTCTAGTAATAATAGAAAAGTTATGACTGTTCCGTTTGATGAAAATCCATATTCTGCATTAGCAGCATATTTCAAAACTGACGATGGTATTGAAATGTTCAAGACTATCGAAAAAAGATTAAAATAATAATCACTTTATAGAGTAGTCATCTCTATGGGTGACTACACTATAAAATTTAAACTAAAAATTATGCCAAATAAACTAAAAAAAATTAAAAAACTAAAAGGTAGACGAGATAAAGCTTATTCAAAAGCTATGGATAAATCCATGGAGCAAGGTGCTGATAGCCCTTTTGATATGGGCGTTGGAACTGAAACAAGAGCCTATAAAAAAGCTGGAAGGTTAACAGATAAACTTAATAAGAAGTTTACAGAGTACAAAGATGAGCAGAAAGATGAAGATATGAGAAGAGTAATTTATGGACCAAATAAAAAGAAAAAAGGACCTTTTGCTGGGTCAACTAGTAGAGGATCAAAAAGAAACGCTTAAATAAATAAAAAATGGCAGTAAGTATAGATACAGTATATCAAAGAGTATTATCTATTGCTAATAAAGAACAAAGAGGTTACATTACACCTCAAGAGTTTAACTTATTAGCAAATCAAGCACAACTAGAAATATTTGAACAATATTTTTATGATATTAATCAATTTGGAAGGGTACCTGGAAATCAAACAGAGTATTCAGATATGATTGATAACATAAATGAAAAACTTAAACCATTTCAAAATTATAGAACAGCAATGTCTGTATCGTCTTCAAGTATTGGTGTTTTAGATAGTGATCTACACAAACTTGGTAAAGTTGTGTATAATGAAGCAACCGCCACTGGATCAACTGCTAGTACATTTTTACTTGAAATAGAAGAGATTGATCAAGGTCAATTAGCTGAAATGGAACTATCACCACTAACAAGAGCTACAATAGATAGACCTTATTTTGTTAGAAAAAATGTAACTCAAATATTATTATTTCCAGCAGCAAGTTTTGCAAGTTCAGGTGCTGTGAATTATAACTGGATTAAAAAACCTG